GGCATCTCTATGAGCTTAGGAGCGATCATTAAGCGTCACAAGCGCACATTGATCAACTTCCAAGAGTCTTTCCTTATTCCTTTCGTTACAAAAGCCGCACACCGCTATATGCAGTTTGAGCCTGAGTTGTATCCTGTTGCTGACTACAAGTTTGAAACATCAAGCAGCTTAGGCATCATTGCACGGGAGTATGAGGTTACACAGCTTGTACAGTTGCTACAAACTATGTCTCCAGACACGCCTATGTACCCACAGTTGGTACAATCAATCATTGACAACATGAACTTGTCTAATCGTGAAGAGCTTATTGCTTCCCTTAAGCAGGCTAATGAGCCTAATCCAGAAGCACAGCAGGCACAACAGGCTTCTCAGCAAGCAGCTATGGCTCTACAGGCTTCACAGGCTGCTGCACTGAACGGACAGGCACAAGAGTCCGCAGCACGAGCGCAGAAGCTTACAATGGAAGCTCAGGCTATCCCACAAGAGCTTGAAATCGACCGTATTAAGGCTATAACAACCAATTTACAGGCTGGAACTGCTGATGATAAAGAGTTTGAAAGACGCATTAAAATGTCTAAAGAGATGCTAAAAGAGCGTGAAATAGCGGTAAAAGAAAGAAATATAGCTCCTCCAGAGCCAGCACAGCCAGAAGCTCCACAGCAGCCACAGCAGCCAGAGCCACCACAAGGACAATTTTCACAATGATCTTAACAGGTAAGATGTTTGAAGACGCGCTTGCGCAGATTAACGAAGCCTTTGCTGAAGTAAATAAAAAGGTTGACAAACTACAAACAGAGGTAAAGACCCTGACACAGGAGAAAGCCAATGGCAACGCCAAGAAAGGGCAAAGCAAAGGTTAAGGTAACAGCTAGTGGTAAGAAGGTAAGCTACGGACAAGCTGGAGCAGCTAAAGGTGGAGGCCCTCGCGTAAAACCGGGGACTTCTAAAGGCGATAGCTACTGTGCTAGAAGCCTTGGCATCAAAAAAGGCTTGCCCAAAGCTAAACAGAATGACCCTAATACTCCTAATAACTTATCACGTAAACGTTGGAAGTGTTCCGGCGCTAAATCGAGGAAATAACATGGCATGTGGAAAATCAGGTAAATCAACAACAAAGAAAGGCAATAAGATGCCTATTAGAGGCCAGAGAGCTGTAAAGAACAAAGCATCTGCTGCTAAAAAGAAGACAAAATAACACTTGACTTTGACTATAAAATATGCTATAATATACCTTAGTATACTTTACTATTATTTAAACATTAACTTAAACTGTCCTAAAGGATAAACAGTATGATTGATAAAGAACTAGAAGCTTACTACCGTGCCTATCGTGAAATGTTTATGTCAGACGGTTGGAAACAGCTTCAGGAAGACTTATTACAAAACGCTAATGTTATTAATTCGGTAGAGGCTTGTAAAGGTAACGATGATTTACACTTCCGCAAGGGTCAATTGGCTATTGTGGGAAACATTGTAAACCTTGAGCAACAACTTACACTAGCTGAAGAGCAAGCAAACGAAGAACCGGAAACGGAAGATTAATGCGTTTACTCTTTGACTTTGAGTGTGCAGGCGGACATATTGAGGAACACTTTGTATCTTCGGATACTAGAGAAGTAGAGTGTCCTTACTGTCACAAACCTGCACAAAGGATTCAATCTCCTGTTCGTGCAACTCTTGATCCTATATCTGGTGACTTTAAGAAGTCTACTAACAAATGGATGAAGAATCGCGAACAGAAGCTGAAGCAAGAACGTAAGGCCAACTCTTAAATAAGAAGCTTTACATAATACACCTCCATAATGATTTAATCACGGAGTTTAATAATGGCGACATTATATGACGAGCGTCTAGAAGACGATGAAGCAGTAGACAACATTGAAGAAGTAGCAGAACATCAAGAACCTGTTGAACAGGAGACTCTTGAAGAAGAAATCCCTGAGAAGTATCAAGGAAAGAGTGTTTCAGATATTGTACGGATGCACCAAGAGGCTGAAAAGCTTTTAGGAAGGCAGAGCTCAGAAGTAGGGGAGTTACGATCAGTTGTTGATAGTTACATCCAGACACAACTCGACACCACAACAGCAACACCAGTAGAACCCGAAGAAGAAGTAGATTTTTTCTCTGATCCCGACAAGGCAGTCGCGAGAGCTATTAAGAATCATCCTTCCATTAAAGCTGCGGAAGCGCAGTCACAACAATACGCGAAGTCCAATGCGATGTCAGCCCTGCAACAACGTCATCCCGACATGCAGACCATCTTACAGGATAACAACTTTGTTGAGTGGATTAAAGGATCAAAGATTCGTACACAGCTCTTTGCGCAAGCAGACAGGCAGTATGATCATGAGGCAGCTGATGAACTTTTCACTAATTGGAAAGAACGTCAACAAGCTGTAGGTAACGCCGTTGCAAACGATAAGGACAATCGAAAGACTGCTCTTAAAGCTGCATCAACGGGGAGCGCACGAGGAAGTGGCGAACCGGTTTCCAAGAAGATCTATAGACGTTCGGACATTATTAAACTAATGCAGGACGATCCAGATCGGTACTTAGCTTTATCTCCAGAAATTGAGAGAGCTTATGCTGAGAAGAGAGTCCGTTAATTAAATCTTTTAAGGACTATGTATTATGACAACTTCAGTATATCCCAATATGGGCGGAGCAGTAACCAACACAAGCGCAGCTAAGTTTATTCCAGAAATTTGGAGTGACGAAGTTATTGCTGCATACAAGACTAACCTTGTATTGGCTAACCTTGTTAAAAAAATGAGCATGACTGGTAAGAAGGGTGACGTTATTCACGTTCCTAAGCCTACCCGTGGTGTTGCTTCCGCTAAAGCAGCTGGTACAGCTGTAACTATCCAGAACTCTGTTGAGTCAGAAGTTCTGATTAACGTCAACAAGCACTTCGAATTCTCTCGTTTGATCGAAGACATTACCGAAGTACAGGCTCTTGCTTCTCTTCGTCAGTTCTATACTGGTGACGCAGGTTACGGCCTAGCTAAGCAAGTAGACAACGATCTGTTTGAACTTGCTAAGTCTTTCGGCGACGGCGACGGCTCTTCTTATGCCAACAGTGGTTCTTTCCAGATCAACACTACTTCTGGCGCTTTGGAAGCATTTGACATTGACGGCGCTGCTGACGTTGGTGATTTCTCTGACGCGGCTTTCCGTGCTTTGATTCAGAAAATGGATGATGCCGATGTACCTATGGACAACCGTAGTTTCATCGTACCTCCTTCTCTGCGTAACGCTATCATGGGTATTGATCGTTATACCTCTACTGATTTCGTTAACGGTAAGAGCGTAGAGACTGGTAAGATTGGTAACCTGTACGGCGTTGACGTATTCGTCTCTACCAACGTACCTGTTATTGACACTACTGGTGGTGCTTCAATCCGTGGCGCTCAGCTGATCCACAAGGACACCAGTGTTCTTGCAGAGCAGCAGGCTGTTCGTTCACAGACTCAGTACAAGCAGGAGTTCCTTGGAACTTTGTACACTGCTGATACTCTGTACGGTGTTCAGGTTATGCGTCCAGAAGCAGGCTTTACTCTAGCTGTTAAGTAAGACAATTGGGGCTGCTTCGGTAGCCCCTTTTCTACTTCTCCTTCTCTCCTAGAATTTTACAGGTGTCTTGATGTCTAATTATACTAAAACTACAAATTTTGCCACTAAAGATGCTTTAGCTTCCGGCAACCCTGCTAAGATTGTTAAAGGAACTGAGATTGACACAGAGTTCAATAACATTGCTGTAGCAAGTAGCACTAAAGCAAACAAAGCTGACCCTGTTTTCACAGGCACCGCTACTCTTCCAGTTACAAACGCAAGCAGCCTAAGCATTGGCGGTGACGGCGTTACTGTTACTGGTATCAAAGATGAAGACGACATGGCAAGCAACAGCGCCACTAAGCTCGCTTCACAACAATCAATTAAAGCCTACGTTGACTCGCAAGTAACCGCACAGGACTTGGATGTAACTGACGGCACCACCACCATAGCCATTGACCTAGACAGCGAAGCCTTAAGCTTGCTTGGCGGTACTGGTGTAACCTCTACTGCGTCAGGCAATGGCGTAACTCTGGCCATAGATAGCACTGTAGCTACTCTGACCGGTACACAAACTCTAAGCAATAAGACTTTAGCTACTCCAGTTATTTCTGGCAACCTGACTACTGACGGCACTATAGATGGTCGTGATGTAGCTACTGACGGCACGAAGCTAGACGGTATTGAAGCTGGTGCAACTGCTGACCAGACTGCGGCAGAGATTAAGACAGCGTATGAAAGCAATGCAGACACTAATGCGTTTACAGATGCTGACGAGTCTAAGCTAGACGGCATTGAGGCCCTTGCAGACGTAACAGACACAGCTAACGTAACAGCCGCTGGCGCTTTGATGGACAGTGAGCTTACTAACATTACTGCTGTCAAAGCTCTTGACCAAGGTGTTGCTACTACAGACAGTCCTACGTTTGTTGGTATTAACTCCGCAGCCTTCTCAATTAAAAACGCAGCCGGTGATGAAAACATTGCAGTCTTTACTGAAGATACTGATGTTAAGCTGTATTACAACAATCAAGTTAGATTAGCCACTACGCTTACTGGTAATTATTTAGTAGGCACCACTATTTTAGATGGTTTACAAGTTGATGGTGACATAACAGCCACAGGCATTGACGTTACTGGCACAGCCACGATGGATGGGCTTGTTGTTGATGGTGGTGGCAGCTTAACTTTCTCAGAGTTGACAAGTAAAATTACTGGGCCTTTAAACCAAGATTTCATTATACAACAACGTGGTAACGCAGACACAGAAGCACTTCGCATACAAAACGTAGATAACAACAACCTCGCTAAATTTGATAAAAACGGCGACATCAGCTTCTACGATGACACAGGCACAACGGCTAAGTTGTTCTGGGATGCTAGTGCTGAGCTTTTGACTACAACTGGTCTAGACGTCACTGGCACAGCCACGATGGATGGGCTTGTTGTTGATGGTGATAGTATTATTACTGGCAATATCGGCATTAATACAGGCACTCCTGACGCTCAACTAGAAATAAACTCTACTTCTGGAGCTACATTCAGGCTTTCCCGATCTGACGGCTCTATAACCACAGATGATAGTATAGGAGTTATTGAATTTTATCAAAACGATCCTTCAGGCGAAGGAGCAGGTGTTGTTAGTAAAATAGAAAGCATAAACCAAAGTTCGTTTACAGGATATGGCGGGTTAATATTTAGCACAGGACAATCTGCTTCTTTAAGTAAAAGTCTTGAAATAGGCGCAGGCGGAGACATCAGCTTCTACGAGGAAACAGGCACAACGGCTAAGTTCTTTTGGGATGCGTCTGCGGAGTCTTTGGGTATTGGTACTAGTAGTCCTCAGAGCAACTTGCACGTTAGCGGCTTTGCAACGACAGCTTCTCCAGCTTCTTTAGGCTCAAATGCAAATGCTTTTAGCTTTACAGCAGGAGCTAACGCATTTGGATTAACTGGAGGCGTATTAGGTAGTGGGGCGACTTATTTGCAGTCTGGGACTACCTCAGGGACAGCGACAGCTTATTCTCTTTTACTAAACCCTAATGGCGGTAACGTAGGCATTGGTACTAGTTCTATTACTAACGCTCTTGGGTGGAGCAGTGTTGCTCAGGTGGGTGGAGCAAACCCAGCGTTGTCTTTAAAGAATGCAAGCAATGTTCAGTGGGATATTTCAAACTTTGGCGGCACTTTCAACATATACAATGGTTCAGCTAATAGATTAAGAATAGACTCCAGCGGCAACGTGGGTATTGGTACGGATTCGCCTAATGGGGCTTTACAGGTTTATAAGTCTGGTTTAAGCGCTTATCAAGCCTACACCAGCATAGGCACAGGTTTGCTTTTACAGTCTTACCAATCTCAGGGTAATCCGTATACAAAAACTTCTGATATTGTCGCCGGTTCTGACGGGACGGTACCTAGCGAAATAAGACTTTTAACAAGAACAGCAGGTTCGTCTACTATAGATGAACGCATGCGCAT